ATGGCGTGTGGATATGCATTAGGTATTAGTGGAACCGCCCTCAGCGAAGCCCAAAATTATATCCATATTAATGACTTTTGGGTTGGCCTAATTGGAGCTGGTAGTTTACCGGGATTGATGGGGAGTGCCATTATAGGTAGAATTGCAGACCGTATTGGTCGGCGAAAAATGCTTATGATTGATATGTATGTATTTTCTCTTTTCTCCCTTCTTCAGCTGCTAACAATAAATCAATTGGCTTTATTTCTGATCTGCTTCTTTATTGGATTAATGATTGCTATTGATTACACTGTTGGTAATTCATTGTTAGTAGAGTGGCTGCCACTCAATGAAAGTGGAAAAAAACAGAGCCAATTGATAATCTATTGGACTATTGGTTTTATCTTTTCTTACATAGCCGGAATAACAATTCATGGCTTTGGTAGCCGCAATTGGCAAATTATTTTAGCTTCATCAGCCATTTTAGGCTTAGTGACTGCTGTTTTTCGTTCGGTTGCTAAACTACCAGCCTCGCCAAGTTGGTTGGCTAGTCAAGGTAAACATAAAAAGGCCCAGAAATTAATTCAAAAACATATTGGTAAAAAATGGGGACTTCCATCGAAATTCTTAAAGGCCATTTTAAAAAACCGTAAGAGCCGGAATTTTGATTGTCATTAAGAAACCCGTAGGCCTTTACCTCAAAATTCTGAAACATATTCTTATCACTTATTTTATTTTTCATGAAAGCACCTTCATTCGTAATCATCATGTTTATTCTATATGTATTTAAAAAGAATTATTTTTGTCATATACGTCGAGTATACAACTCTCCTGCGAATTTTCGATATTCTAACCGAATTAGCATAAATTCAATATTATTTTTGTTAACTCAATCCTTAGTACCAAACTGACCGATTCGTACATACCACAAACGCTACCATATCAAGGCTCACCTCTACTTCCACTACCCTAATCGACACGACCTGCCAAACTGGACAATCGTCTACTCGACTATCGAAATAGGACATAGAACACTCGACCCGCCAGCTTCAAATAGAAAAAGTGTATTATTTCCAATAGTTCAGAAGAGAAAAAGTATACTTTCAATCATCTATAAATGCCGTCAGAGCGCGGTTTATCGGCTATTTTTTGTACGTTTCAGGACAGTAACGCTCTCAACATGCCACGAGCAGATGTTATCAATTACACATTCCAGATCAATGGCTAGCTAATGCGTTTTGTAACGTCTGTGTCAAATCAGTACAATAGTTAACTCAAAATCAAATTTCCGAGATTTGATGACATTGTGGGATAAAAAGCAGGCCCCTAATTTTGCCGGTTTGTGGAAAAACGTTTGCAACAATAAAAAAGTAAAAGTTCCTCAAAACGATTAGTATTTGGGATACGGTAACACCTCTAGCCTATGTTCTAAGACCAGTTTATTAACAATATTCTCGCCATGAATGTTACTAAGCGTTTGTCCGTAATTAGTTAGCAAACTTACAACATTCGATGTGTATCGTTCACGATTCTCTAATGGTGTATCACCTTCAAAATAATAGAAAATCAATCTAGTCTTACTATGATATAGGTTAGAATCATCAAATAATGTTTCAAAATACGAATAATCAGCCCTGCCAAGTGAATGTCCATAAAAAATTATGGCATCACAATCTGAACAAATACTACTAGATATTTGGGAATGAATTTCACTATTCACAAGACGATATGACTTAGTAAACAGTAACCTTAAATCGTTATCAAAGCTATCCTCTAAAATATCGTGATTATCGATACCAAAAATCGGTGAGGGTAACTTTTTCAGTCTTGTTCCATGAATACTATTAATGTAATGTTCTGCATCTTTATTATTATAACTTGCCACACCGTGAATATTAGTCCACGAATTTAATGCAAAGCCATCATCAATCATCATCTGACCAAAACGAGCATCAAGGGAGTAATTGAAAGAAATCACATCAAGCTGATTGTCTTTTTCGCTATACCAATTAGCTAAGGTTTTTAACAATTCACTAGCTTGTCCTCTATAGCCACTTTCTTTCACAATTTGTTTAACTATGTAGTCTGCAAATATCTTTTCAAATTTATTTAGATCATGTAATAAATTATTTGCCTTTTGCTCTAAACTATCCGTTTTCGCTCCGGAAAAGCTATTTACCATTTGAACAAACTGTGCTTTATTACTCAGTTCATTACCATATGATCTTTTAAAATGCAAATTGGATTGAAATAATTTTTCCTCATTTTTTGGCCAAAGAACAATTGAAACAACATTGAATATTATGTTTTCAATATTTTGCCATTGGCCATTTTCTTTGTTATCAAGAAACTTTTCTGCAAATAGAAAAATACAGTCCCATCTAGTTATATCCTCAGGCCACCTATCCTTATTTAACTTAAAATAGTCTCCCTTCTGCCCAGTCGAGACATTCACACTGTTCCCCGAATTCAAATAAGATTGCTCCGTATGATAATATGTTTGATCACCAAAAAGATCCGTAAATCTTTGTTTAAAGAAATCTGAATACCTACTTTTGAGCCCACAAGATAGGTCAAAGCCATTACCAATTACCAATATTCTTTTATTTGATATCATTTCCAACCTCAATAAAATGTTCCAATACATCTTGTGTATTTAAATGAGCAAGTAGAATCTTTACTCTTTGATTTTTTAGCGGCAAATATTTTATGGCTAAATCAAGATGTGTTTCAGTATATGTCTTATTTTCGCTTGGCATTATAAGTGCGTCATAAGTATTAACAGCTCTATTACACAAAATCATATGATAGACAAATTGCTTATGGTTTAGCCCAGAAATAGAATTATAATACTTTGAATCAAAAATATACTGCGTATTTTGGCTACCGTCGAAGTAATAATGATCCGGTTGCAGAGTATCATGATGGTGATCACTCGCATTGTTATAATTTTCTAAAATCATTTTTTTGAAGTGAAATTTATTTTTTGGTGTTCCAAAGATTAATGTATCATCTTGAACCCCAGTGAAATGGTCATTCAAATAATTTTCTACTGCCTTTTCCCACACATTATTGAAATGATAATGCTTAATGTCTCTGACATTGTGTGGATTATCATTAATACCCCTGAAGAATTTAATTAAATCATTTAGAAGTTTTTTATCTATATCTTTAAAAATTTCTCTCCGCATCATTTCTAACTTAAATATGACGGCTTTACTATTTTCCTTTAGAGACCTATCAACACCCCGTGAAGCAATGGACGAGTTATCTGGTAAAGTTAATAGTTCACTAAATAGTTCCTCAGTATAATTAATTGCAAAAATCATACACTTAGTAATGAAGTCCTCATCGCTAACATTATGACGAACAAAAAAAGGAAGAAAAACTAAATTACCAGCACTAATTATCTTTTGTGATTTGTGCATTGTGTCTTTCCAAGATATCTTTCCACTATAACCTTTCTCTATATTTTTTCGATTTTTTAAATGTAAGCCATAGTTTTGAAAATAATCATAAATATTAAAAAAAGAACTAAAAGAGAACGAAGTATTAAGGTCATCTTTTCTTCTAAAAGAAGAATAAGCCGGATTCAGTTCGTAGTTTATAATTACCCTCAGAATTAGGCGAACATGTTTTAATTTATCGGAAATAGACAATTGATTAAATTTGCTCAAATCTATATAGTGCTTTGGTAAGGAAACTAATATAGAAGTTCCTCTGCGTACAACGCCACAAAAAGAACTAATTCGTTCCAACTTAGCATTTTTCCCTAAGTCTGCAAATGTAAGATGGTATTTAGTAACTATATCCTCTGGGATCGGTGTTCCTTCTTGAATTGCAATAATATTAAGATTCCTCATTGCTATCATCTACATTTCTTAACTTATGCTGCAATAAATTCAAAAATGAATCCGAAAATATTGTTTCTTTATTTTCATATCTAGAATACAGTGAGGAAAAGCTTCTAATCTTTTCTGAAAATAAATTTTGTTCAGATGTCATATTTGACACAGTTGCAACATCTTCCCACAGATATTGTAAAAGTTTGTTTTTGATTAACACATTATTATTCTTTAAGAGGTCCTCAGAATCTAAGGTATTATCTGTAGCAAATTTAACAAAATAAGGGCCTATCTGTTTATCTTCACTTAGCTTAAGAGCATTAACAATGTAATCGTTTAAAGTTTCGAAAAAATCTACCCATAATATCTGCTGCTCATTTCCATCTTTGTCAATAAATGATATCTCTGGATTATTGGTAAAATCACTCTGAGGGATAGTTGATACATATCTCCATTCAAATCTTCGTTTAAACGCAGTATCCATTGCATAAACGTTTTGATCACTAGTATTGACTGTCCCTATAATCATTAAATTAGATGGCAAATAAATATTAGTTTTATTTCCATCATCAAAAACATATTTTGCTATAAGCGGGTTATCAATTGCATATTCGCTGTAACCTTCTTTATTACGATCTAATAGTTGAAAAAGGTCGCCAAATACGGCTGCTACATTTGCCCTACTCATTTCTTCCATTATTAAAAAGACAGGATGATCTTTATTTTGAAAAGCTTTTCTTAGAATTCTTGTAAAATCACCTGGTTGAAAATCATAAGTAATTGTTTGCCCGTCTATCGTATTTCGATTTGGCTCAACAACTGGCATTATTTGTCCAACAAAATCTGAATAAGTGTACTCAGGGTGTAAAGTAATTCTTTCAACAAATTCATTCCCGGATTTGGGGTCATAGTTATCGATCCCATTTCTTCTAATTAATTTAGTTAAACCATATGATTTACCCGTACCTGGTGCCCCATAATAAATAATATTTTTACCAATGTTATTTGATGAAGACAAATGCTCTTTAATTTTTGTCAAATTTTGTCCTTCTAATTCTATATTTAAATCTACATTTTGCAGACGTAAATTTGTTTCAACTCTTGTAGTGTAATTTTTTATGTTATTTAAGGACGAATTTTTTAATTTAACATGACCTTTAGGATTGCTAGTCTCCTCTAAAAACGGCTCAACATCATTTTTGATTGCCGCAGTCATTATACGCAAAGGTCCTTTTACTTCTTTATCTCCGGATATATTAATTAAACTATCTTCCCCATTTTCAACAATGGCTTGATAAATACCACTTTTGTGAAAAACAATATTGCCATCATTTTTTACAATCTTGAAAGCTGTTTGATCTGACAAAAGAGAAAGAATCTTTAATAATTTTTCTTCCCCCTCCTTTGTTTGAGTATCATTAAATTTATTTGTAAATGGGATATTGCTCTTCAACAAAACCCATTTAACAAGTATAGTTCTCAACAAATTTTCCTGCCCAATGAAGGAATCTTTAATCAAATCAAGATTACTAGTGTAAGTTACTATTTTAGGATATCTTTTCGACCCAGTCCTCTCTTTTCCATCAGGGAATGTTCTATCCTCAAAACTAATAGCTGCTAGTCTCCACACCAATTGAAAAGCTACTTGAATTGCTTCAAGTTGATTGGTTACTAGCTCAAATTTATTGATATATGCAGAAAAATCATCATATGATTGAGTACTGTTTAAATTTGTCGCAATATAGTTAAATAAATTCTTTAGATAATCTTCTTTTAATACAATTTTGTCATTCTGAGATCTAAAAAAGCTATACCTGGACAATTCATCATTAGCCAACCACAAAAGGACTAGTAATCCTATATTCCTCTTAGCATTCTTAAATGACGATTTAATTCCTAATCTCGCATTAATAGAATTAAATATTGATATTTCTTTAGGATAAATATCAGCACTCATAAATTTTATTTACCTCCTTTATAATGTAAAATCTGTTCTGCTATCTTTTCCGCTAATAAAGGTGGTACCGCATTCCCAACCTGTTTCATTTGTGAACTTTTGGTCCCATAGAATATAACTGTATCAGGGAATGATTGAATTCTCGCCGCTTCCCTAACTGTAAGTGCCCTATTTAAAAAAGGATGTGTGAATCTTCCAGAACTTGGTGTATCAAATCTAGTAGTTATAGTTACGGATTGCTGATCTTTTATTATTCGACCCCAAGTACCACTATAAATTGATTTAGTCAATTCTTTCTTCGGCAAATCAGATCTATCGCCATTTTCAGGGATCAATTTCATACGATCTATCGCCTTTTCACTATGCTTTGTAGCCCTGTGATTATACAAGTAACGCGAGCCCTTTCTTAGTCTTCTCTCGTATGCTGTTTTTGCGGGAAACTTATATACCTGTTTAAATTCACCTTCACCGCTATTTAAAAACGCTAAGTCACTAATCGCATCCCATGTTTTTACTTTATTTTCATTTTTAGGAGGAAATTTTACTCTTGAGTCACCTAATGTACCAATTATAATTGCTCTCCTTCGATTTTGTGGTACTCCATAGTCTGCTGCATTTAATACCGACATACTAACTAAATATCCCATATTTGAAAAAATGTCATCTATTTCTTTCTTAAAAAAACCACTCGAAGTTGTTAATAGATTTGGTACATTTTCCATTACAAAGAATTGTGGACGAATGTAATCCACAACTTTAGCAAAATATCTAAAAAGATAATTCCGTGGATCCTTTAAACTTAGTCTTTTCCCCTTTTGACTAAATCCCTGGCATGGTGGACCACCCAGGACGATATCACAGTCTCTATATTTTTTAAAAACAGAAGAAATATCCATTTTGGTAATATCTTCATTGATCATAATCGTATTAGGATTATTCTTTTTGTACGATTTTGAAATTTCTTCATCAATTTCATTAGCTACAGTTACATCAAATCCGGCTTCTCTAAATCCTTCTGATAAACCACCTATTCCGGAAAATAAATCAATTACTTTCATCTCATTCACCTATATATCAAGTCTTTGCTGAATGCCGTTTGTATTTGTTAATCTTTTTCTAGCAATATCAAAATATTTTTCAGACAATTCAATTCCAATAAATCTTCTATCTATACCAATTGTTGCGACACCAGTAGATCCACTTCCCATAAATGGATCTAAAACAATATCACCTTCGTTAGACAACAATCTCACAAAATGTTTCATCAGCGCAACAGGTTTCTGAGTTGGATGTTTTCCATACTTCTTTTCACTGTTAGGCGTTACACTGGTTTGGATAAAATCAAGTTCCAACTTACCTTCATTATTAAAAGTACCTGTTTTACCATCATTTATAAAATATATCCAAGATTCATTTGAATTAACAAAATGAAGATTCATATTTCTTGGCATCGGATTCGTTTTATGCCATATTCCTGTTGTTTTGTAATAAAATCCAGCTGCATTAGCAACATCCACTATACTTTCTACTTTTAACGCTGACATAAATGTCAGCAAAGTTCCTTTCTTTTTTAAGACTCTGTGTGACTCTTTGAAAAATAAGGACATATTTTTAATCCATTCTGTGTAGTCACCATTATCCCAACCTGCACCTACAAAGAAGTTTTGTCTCATTCGATTTAAGTTTGCCTGTCTATTTTGCATGAATTTTCCAATATTGTATGGTGGGTCGGTTAATATCAAATCAACACTGTTGTCAGGTATTGACCTCATCGATAACAAACAATCACCTTTTATTAATTTATATTTTTTCTCCGCTTTGTATTCCATTTTCACTTACCTTTTTAACTTCCATGATGTCACTTATATCACAATCTAAAGCTTTACAAATTTTAAGTAATACCTCAGTCGTTACATTACCACCTTTTCCCAGCTTAGCAATAGACGCGGAACTAACACCACTTAATCTACTTAGTTGTTTTTTCTTCATTCCTTTATCAATTAATAGTTTCCATAATTTGTTGTAACTGAAATGCATAATGGCCCTCCTAATCTAAAAAAATATCAGACCTAAATAATCTAATCTGCTTACTCTCTTGAGCTACATCTTCATCATTGACGTTTTCTAGTTCCGAGGAGAGCAGATAACCATTTGAAATTTTTGTTACGTATCTACTCTGATTATCTTCAATAAATTTTGTGGATTCTCGGGAATAACCGTGACGTTGTAGCCATATTCTTAATTCACTGATGGTTCCATATTCAATGTAACGGTACCAATCATTATCTATTGTTTCTAAATTATTATGCTTACAAATTTCTCTGGTTGTTTTCATAAAATAATTATTAAGCTTAAAATTTATTACTTGATTAATTTTATCCAGAATTAGGTTAATAAAGGCATTCTTAGAAGCTAATGAACCATTCCAATTAGAATGAACCCTTTCCAAAAACTTAATGTTACTACTCTTAAAACGCAAAAAGTCAGAAATCATATCACTAAGGTTTTCACCTGAAATCCAGCACATTAAGAGCAATGTATAATCCGGCAAATTAATAAAATTACCTGTATCTTTATTAATTCGTCCTAAATCACTTTTTTCATAAACTTTCCAATTATAGATATTTGCCATTTTGTTCAGTAAATCAAATGCACCTGCTAAATTCCATTTACCATTTAAAATTGGCTCTGGATAAACTAACTTATCATTTTGAATTTCCAATTTTAATTTATCAGATTGATCCGAAGAAAAATTAATGTCTCTTTCTATTCCCGTATTATATTTTGCTTTTATAGCACGAGTAATTTTTTGTTCAGTATTATGATTTATAGCCGATGAAAACTTCTGCCACACTACACTTTTTTTCCCTTTATCAACATCATTTAGATATATCATCGTAAATTTGCGTAATGTAGCATATTCACTATTTGATTTTCTCTTTACATGATTTAAATCGATATTACCCGACTGTAAATCTTTACTAATTTGTTTTAACTTGTTCTTAGTCATGACACTGTTTAGTGATAATTCTTGATTACCAACTGGTTCCTTTAAAAATCTAAGATAGTCATCCATTTGCGGCTTCTTACTAGTATTAGGATTAGTCACTAGAAAAGAATTACCTATCATTGAATGGTCTAATCTTCCAGCTCTACCTATCAAATTCTTAAAATCAACACCACTCATTTCGCGACGACCATTTTTTAGATCAAAGACAAAAACATTATCGGCAGGTAGATTAACCCCTTCCATCAAAGTACTAGTGCAAAATAACGTTTGAATCTTTCCTTCTTTGTATTCGTTTTCGATCCTGCTTCTTATTTTTGCAGGAAGCCTACCAATATGAAAGGCTGTCCCCTTTTTCACAATGGAGCTCAAATAATAGTTTGGATTTAGCTTGTTACCTATATATTCCGATAAATTCTCCAACTCATTGTCATTAATTTCTTCTAAATCATCCGCATACCTCATCGAAAGACTCATAGCCTTTTGAATCGCATTAGGGTATACGATATTTTTCATTTTTTTATCAAACCTATTGGTAAAGTATTCCAATACATCAATTTGTGTATTGGATTTTAATTTGACAAAATCCAATGCTATTAATTTATTTGCAAGATCATTAAAAATCCAAGCCTTGCTTAAGTATGTATCAATTATGAACTGAACTTGACTAACTACTGATTCATGGATAGCCAGATATCCCCCGTTCTTTCCATCCGTTGAAATTTTTAAATATTCCTGTGGATTAGGTACAACCGGAGATGCAAAAGTTACCTTGGGATGAACTTGCCAATTATCAATTATGTCAAAAAGCTGATAATAAAATGTGCTTCGTGAACTTACTTCAGAAATTTTCTGCGATTCATCTATAAAAACATATCCTAATCTAAGTTTTGGATGATCCGTCAATATATAAAATAATCTCTCTGGTGTAACCACAAAAATATGATTAACCATAAATTCTGTATCAACTATTTCTTCATTAGAATTAACAACTACATAAGGACTCTTGATTGAACTATTTTTCAGTACGTTTAACAATTTATCTGTTATTTCAGTAATTAATGCTCGACTTGGTACAACTAAAGCAAAATTATTGGTACCCTGCTCATTAGCAATTTTGGATGCAATAAATTGAATCATCAAAAAAGTTTTTCCCATAGAAGTTGGAGCCGAAACACTCGATAACCCTTTATCAAGCTGAACGTATAATTCTCTTTGCTTGCCAATAAATGTTTTATTAGTGCCTGGAATTTTCAATTCTTCCTTCTTGTAGTCATTAATCAATGAATTAATAAGTGAATTAGTACTTATTTTGACACTCAGAACTTCATCTTTATGAATTTGGAGATAGTTATTTAGATTTGACAGTATTTGGTTCTTGTAAAATAACACAGTATGGCTATTAGGATAAATTACCGTAAGCATAGCAATTATTTTGTGTGCTAAATTACGATGCAATTCAGAGTGCTTTAAATTCTGAGAATTTGATAATAGATCCGCAAATCTCAACAGGTCCATATACTCTTTTTGTTTAAGATAGCTTCGCTTACCCGAAAGTAAAGAAAAAGAATAGGCTATTAACAGGCGTTGGTAAAGTTTATTTAGATATTCATCTTGCTCAATATTATGTAGGATTCTTGATCCTAAAGTTTTATTTAGATCTTTCATTATTGATTCTCACATTTCTTACTCTAAAGCACTATTCATAATAATATTTCCAGCATCCGATGCATTGCCGAAAGGAAGCATATAAACATAAAAAGAACGCTGTTGAAGTCCTAATTCGCTTATCTTCTTGCTAAGATACTTATTGGCTAACTCCATATCACTACATAATTGTCTTTCAAATTGCTTATCTGCTTCCTTTTTAGGCATATTTAAAAGCTTGTCTGCATTGTTAAGAGTATATCCAATAAAAATTCCATAAGATCGTATTAATGTCTTTGAATTTTCCGTGGGTTTTAGAATTTGCTTCAGCAGCTTCCCTATGTCATCATCAACAATTATCCCTAAATATCCACTATCAATTACCTGAACAGGCGATATTGTCGGATCAGTATCTAGTTTAGCTATTTGTTTCACAGCCGCATTTATTCCATCTACGATATTGTCATAAATTTGCGTTGCCCCAACAATGTATTGACAATGATCTCTAGCTACCTTCAAAAATACGCCATCACTCTTTTTAGCATTATTACTAAATTCTACTTGGGTTAATAGCTTAGGAGCACCTTCAATATGTTCTAAGAAAACATAAATTAGCATCTCTCCTAATAGTTTGTTTTTTGTTAACGCATCTTGTTTCAATTCATTTTTCAACCTTCGACGCGCAAACAACCCTATTGATTCAAGACTTCCTTCTTTTACCATGTTTTCCCAATGTAATCTAGAAAATGCATATCTACCAATATTTTCCAGTAAAAATGTTATTAAGCCATCATACCTAATTGGAAAGGTGTCTGTTTTTAGTCCAAATATATGTATTCCATTATCATTAAAGACCTGCAATTTTGAGTGATTAATTTCATTAAAAACTGTATCAAACTTTTTATCTAAAATTGTTTTATTAAATTGCATTTCACCCTCAACGGTTTTTTCAGTTGAGGGATTTTTTTTATTTTTACTATTTTTGTTACCAGCAGCATTATTTAATATTTCCACGTAAATTTTGGTAACACCTTTTGGCATAGTTGTTTTGTATATATTACTTGTCGGGTCTATTTTCTTGACTTCACGAGAAATACTACTCTTAGCACTTTCAGTAAAAGAATCTAAATAGTTTACAAAATCATCTTCATTTAATCGACTGGTGATTTCGGGCGCAATTCCTTTTATCCCAGTATTACCTGTGTAGTACTGACGCAATGAAGTTTTAGCATCCAAAACATTTCTGATGAAATCTTCTGGGTCATTAGTGATTTTTGAAAACAATATTTCTACGCATTTGTCTTGATTTAGTTTACCGTTTTTATTTTCAGGCATAAATGGCTTCAATATATTAGCCAATTGTGGAAAAGTCCAATTCATTTAGTAACCCCTCTGTCTTACAAAGCCATACATACCATTACATGACGCAACATACTTATGACGTCTTTATTGATAATCTTAAGATGTTCAAAGGATGCGAGCTATAAAAGCTATATACAGATTAATTATAGCAATTGTTCGTTGATATTTGAATTTAAATTTATGATCGTTAAATTATTTATCTGATCATTTCAGCATGCATCGTCAAGCTAACGGTGTTCCAGCATGCTTCTTAATTGAATACTTTTACTGCAACCAACCACTGGAAGGTTTGCTGCAGTCCCGAAACGAATGAGTTTTGGACTGCTTAGCACACTACCAGTGGCTCTTTTGGTCCTTTGCCTTCGTTTCGGGAGACCGGAACGGAGGCTTTTATTAATGAAGAAAAGTAACAGTGAGTACGAATTAATCGGTGAAGAAAATGGAAAGCTAGTCGTTAGAGTCAAGCACATGGGAAACCAAGTAATCACTATCACCAAGGAACAGGGTAACGTTGCCTTTGACTTTGATCATAAGCAATATAATTCAGATCATCGAAACGAACGGCATCAGGATAAATTCTTCGCTAATTCACAGGATAATCCAGCTATTAATGCAATCGACACAATAGCGGATCGTAGTTCCATGGAAATCACATCTGTTTACAGCAAGGATAACTTATTGGATTCATTAATTGAAAAGGAAGACCAGCGGCACCGCCAGCAATTGATTGTACAATTACCAGCTGCCCTGGCAACTTTAACTAATAAACAACGAAATGCCGTCCTCGGCTATTACTGCAAGGGACTTAAGAAGAAAGAAATTGCTGAGAAAATGAGTATTAGCCCAACCATGGTGGGAAGACATGTTAAAGCTGGATTAGTAAAATTGCGTAGTTTTTATAACAAAAAAGAATAATTTTCGTAAAAGTGAGCCAGATATGGTTCACTTTTTTTCTGCTCCTGGCAAATAGGTGTGAGAAATGGCTCACCTAACTTAATGAAAGGAGCTAGCAAGAATGGCTAACAAAGTATCAATCAGTGTTACCAAGCATCCCCGCCAAGATGGCGTCGTCAGCATGCGCAACGTCACGATCCGTGAACGACTGCTACGTTTACTGCTCGGTAAACCGCATCACTTGATGGTGATCGCACCTGGCAAGGATGTTCAACGGTTGCAAATTAACGAAGTTAAGGAGGATTCCTATGAGCGCAATGAATGACCTCGATTTACAACTCAAAGAAGCTGAGAACCAGCTTGATCAAGCTAAGGATACCATTCAGTCCATACGTAAATTGCTATCAAGTAATCAGGATGTAGCCTCATGTGATGGACAACCAAAGCGCGATCCAGTTGAGGATAAAGTAACGGTTCGCAAGATGCTAGCAAAGAAGAGTGCTGAAGGCTACACCACTCAAGTGAAAGCATTGCTTCATAAATTTGGTGCTGAAAAACTATCCGATGTAGACCCTAAAGATTACAAGGACCTTTACTACAGTGCGGAGGGCTTGGGACAATGAGTTCACCAAAACATCACGCTTTACTATCAGCTTCCAGTGCCAACCGTTGGCTAAGTGCTCCGCCACTCCCACGATTGGAACAATACTTCCCACACTCCACCACCAGTGCTGCCGCTGAAGGAACGGCTGCTCATGCCTTGGGAGAGTATAAGATTCATCGCCTACTTGGCGATAAGTTCAAACGTCCCTCCTCTGATTATCAATCTGATGAGATGGAGAGTCTGACTGACGATTATGCCAGCTACGTTATGGAACAATACAGTAAAGCAAAGAAATATGCGCCTGACGCCATCATCCGTGCGGAACAGAAACTGGACTTCTCTAAATATGTCACAGAAGGCTTCGGCACTGGCGACTGTGTGATTGTTTCCGATCACCTGCTCCACATTATCGACTTCAAATATGGCAAAGGTGTCCGAGTGGAAGCCAAGAATAATCCACAAATGAAGTTGTACGCTATCGGTGCTTTAGAAATGTTCGGCGCTCTTTACAATATCGATGAAGTTGAAACGACTATCTTCCAACCGCGGATGGCAAACATTAGTACCTGGACCATTAACGCTAAAGAACTAATGCACTGGGCCAATACTGAGTTAAAAGAAAAAGCCGAACTCGCCTTCGCTGGTAAAGGCACCGTCCATTATGGCCCCTGGTGCCAATTCTCCGCTTGCAATGCTGTGCTGCGAGCCCGATATGACTATCATCACAAGCTTACCCGCTTTCAACTACGGTCACCGAACTTGCTAACGGATAGTGAGGTTACCGAAGTACTGGCACACATCGATGATTTGAATCGTTGGGCTCACGAAGTTAAAGACTATGCCGCTAACCTAGCCATTAACCACGGCAAGCAGTGGCCCGGCTACAAGATTGTCGAAGGACGGTCCGTTCGTCATTACAAAGATGAAGCTGCCGTAGCAAAAATAGCTGAAGAACACGGCTACCATGATATTTATCAAAAGAAGCTACTACCAATTACAAAACTAGAAAAACAGCTTGGTAAGAAGAAATTCACTGAACTGTTTAGTCAAGAAATTGTAAAACCTGCGGGTAAGCCAACCTTGGTGCCAAATTCTGATCGGCGTCAGAGTATTAGCGAATCTAGCCCAAAGGATGAATTTAAGGAGGAAAAATAATATGTCACAACAAACTAAAGTTGTTACTGGTATCAACACTCGTCTCTCTTACGCTAACGTCTGGGAACCAAAGTCTATCAATGGTGGTAAGGAAAAGTATTCAGTTAGTCTAATCATCCCCAAGTCCGATCAAAAGACAGTCACTGCCATCGAAAAAGCTATCGATGCTTCCATCCAGGAAGGAATTGGAAAGTTTGGTGGTAAGAAGCCTAATAAGGCCACTCTCAAGCTACCTCTTCGAGATGGGGATGTGGAACGTGATGATGCTGCCTACCAAGATAGTTACTTTATTAATGCTAATTCGATCACGGCACCACAGATTGTGGACAAGCATGTCCAACCAATCCTTGATCGTGATGAAGTTTACAGTGGCTGCTATGCCCGAGTATCGATTAACTTCTATGCTTTTAACACCAACGGTAACCGTGGAATTGCCTGTGGCCTGGGTAACATCCAAAAGATCCGTGATGGAGAACCACTAGGTGGACATGCTAGTGCCAGCGATGACTTCACAGCGATTGATGATAGCAATGACGATGATTTCTTAGCTTAAACCAAAAGATGGGCAGTCGACTTTGACTACCCATTTTTTGTAGAAAGGATTCCTGATGAAGCAAATTTCAATTGATATTGAAACTTATTCCGGCACCAACCTAAATCAGACTGGCGTCTATCGATACGCTGATAGCGATGATTTTGAGCTTTTGCTCTTTGGTTATGCTACCGACTTTGGCCCCGTTAAGGTGGTGGACTTAACCCAGGGTGAAAAGATTCCACCACAGATTATTGAAGCCCTAGATAATCCCAACATTATTAAGAGTGCTTTTAATGCTCAATTTGAACGGGTCTGTCTGTCACGCTTTGTTGGTCACCGCTTAAAGCCAACTGGTTGGCATTGTTCTCGCGTTTGGTCTGCCACTCTCGGCTTGCCATTATCACTACGAGATGTTGGAAGCATGTTAGGGTTACCACGGCAAAAGATCACTGCTGGTAAAGAGCTTGTGCGCTACTTCTGTACACCTTGCAAACCTACGAAGGCCAATCAAAATCGCACTCGTAACTTCCCCTACCATGCTCCTGATAAATGGCAACAGTTTAAGCAATACAATCAGCGTGACGTCGAGGTTGAAATGGAAATCACCCAGAAGCTCGAATGCTTCCCCGTCCCACAGAATGAATGGGAAAACTACTGGATGGATCAAGACATTAACGATCGCGGTATCCGGATTGACCAACAACTGGTTAACAATGCGATCAAATGTCAAAACGTCTCCCATGACCAGTACTTACAAACTGCTAAAGAATTAACAGGTCTAGCAAATCCTAACTCTCGATTACAGCTAAAAGACTGGCTCCAGCAGCAAGGTATTAAAACTAATTCACTATCCAAAGCATCAGTAGCACAGCTATTACAAACCACTACCGGCACGGTCCATCAAGTATTAGCTCTCCGCCAGTTGTTATCTAAATCAAGTGTCAAAAAGTATCAGGCTATGCAGAAAGCTATGTGCCAAGATGGTCGTGTCCATGGTCTTTTACAATTTTATGGTGCTAACCGGACAGGTCGGTGGGCTGGTCGCCTTGTACAAGTACAAAATCTTCCCCGTAATTCAATGCCAGACCTCGAAGAAGCTCGCGAATTAGTTAAGCAAGGCAACGTACCAGCACTTGCAATGCTTTATGATTCAGTGCCAGACGTCTTATCACAATTGATTCGCACTGCTTTTATCCCTAGCAAAAATCATCATTTCTACGTGGCTGACTTCTCAGCGGTTGAAGCACGAGTGATTGCTTGGCTATCTAATGAAAAATGGCGACAAGAATCCTTTGCCAAGAATGAAGATATCTATTGTGCATCCGCGAGTCAGATGTTTGGTGTCCCGGTCGTCAAACATGGCATCAATGGTGAACTCCGTCAAAAGGGTAAAATTGCCGAACTCGCCCTGGGCTATGGCGGTTCCATTGGTGCCCTCAAAGCCATGGGTGCCACTAAGCTTGGCTTAACTGATGATGAATTACCGCCACTGGTTCAAATGTGGCGTAATGCTAGTCCTCACATTGTGCAGTTTTGGTGGGACGTTGATAAAGCAGCTAAAGAATGCATTAAAACGCACCTCCCGCAAACTACCCACGGAATGAAATTTATTTATCGCAGTGGTTGCATGTTTCTTCGTTTACGATCGGGACGTTATCTTTGCTACCCCAAACCAAAGATCGGCACCAATCGCTTTGGTTCTGAATCGATTACCTTCATGGGAATCAACACCGTGAAAAAATGGGATCGAATTGAAACCTATGGGGCCAAGTTGGTAGAAAACATTGTCCAAGCAACTAGTCGTGACCTGCTAGCTGAAGCAATGCGGCGGTTAGAAGCTACTGAGAATACGGTGGTAATGCATATTCACGATGAAGCCGTAATTGACGCCCCTTCCAATCGGTCACTTGACACCATGGTTCAGCTCATGACCGAAGTTCCAGACTGGGCCAATGGCTTAATCCTCAACGCTGCTGGTTTTGTTAGCGACTTTTACAAAAAAGATTAATTTTAATGGTTTACTTTCTGCCCTCATCTGGCTTATTGGTGAGGGCTTTTTTAGTTCTCTAATTTAATGAAAGGATCTGAATCTATGTCAGAAGCAACCATAGCAATTACCAAGCTGCGCCAAGATAAACTGAATCCACACTACCGACCAATGATCTTTGTCATTGCGCCGTTTACAGAAGTAGTAAAGAGCAATGCCGAAAGTATCAGGACAGTGCGCTCCAACTGCCGTTTTGTCTATCAACATGGTGGCATCCCCGTTTGTCCACAGCTTTACCTACCTCAATTTATTAACCTGCACCATTCGCGAGAATTTCAAGTAGCCTCCTTTATTAACATTGTGCTACTAACTAAATGCGCCGAAGCCTGGTCATTTGGTAAGCCAACACATGATATGCGCTACTTCATCCGCTTAGCCAAACGTAAAAATAAAAATATCCGCTACTTTAATAACGAAATGGAGGCCAACTAAAGATGCATTTTACTTTATCGACGGCAGTTAATTCCGGTCAGGCTAGCAACACTATCTATCCTCATCAACGAACTATCACTAACGCACAGGAATTAGAACAGGCTGTCCACTATGACCATGTCTGTGGTCAATTTAAAAATAACCAACGCACCATTGCCAACTTCATTAAAGCCGACTGCCTAATTATGGATTGTGATAATGATCATTCTGATGATCCGACTACTTGGATCAAGCCCGCAAACATTGCTAACTATTTCGATGATGTTTCCTACGCCATTACCTTGTCACGCAACAACATGAAAGCCAAGCATCATAAAGTACCCCGGCCTAAGTTTCATGTCTACTTTCCGATTACTGAGATTACGGATGCTAAAACCTATGCTGAACTAAAACACGAAATTCAAGAATACTTTCCCTATTTTGATGATAATGCGCTTGATGCGGCCCGGTTTGTCTTTGGTGTGCCTAGTACTAAAGCCATCTGGCATGAAGAATCACAAAACGTGGATAAGTTTATGATGGCGCAACGTTACTTTGCTCAGCAAAACATCGGATCAATCCATGAAGGCAAACGTAATGCTACCCTTTCGCATTTTGCCGGTCGCATCATTATGCGTCTTGGCAATACTGCTGAAGCTCGTCAGGCATTTCAGGAAGAAGCTGCTAAATGTGATCCACCACTAAGCAAGCAGGAATTAAAAAACATCTGGCATAGTGCCACCAAATTTGGTCAACGCATGGCTAATCAAAAAGATTATATTCCGCCCGAAAAATACAATCAGCCCAATGATGACTTACAGCCAGCTGACTACTCGGACACTGGGGAATCTTATGTCTTTGTAAACAACTGTAAAGAGCGGGTCTGCTACACCAATCAATCAGGTTTTATGTGGTTCGACGGTAAGGTCTGGCAAGAATCGGAACCCTTAGCTCTCGGCGAAGTCCAACGTTTTACCGATAAACAATTAGCCGATGCCCAACTTCGAGTCACTCAAAGTTACCAAGCAATTCAGAACAATGGGGTCGCCAAGGCGCTTCAAACTATGGGTAAAACTAAAGCTAGTCGGACTTTTAACGATGAACAATTAGCCGATGCCCAACTTCGAGTCACTCAAAGTTACCAAGCAATTCAGAACAATGGGGTCGCCAAGGCGCTTCAAACTATGGGTAAAACTAAAGCTAGTCGGACTTTTAACGATGAACAACAGGCAGCGTTCAAGAATTACGAAAATGCTAAAGCTTACGAAGCATTCATTCTCAAAGAGCGCAGCACCCGAGGTATTAGCGGAATCTTAACCAACTCCCGACCAAAGCTCGTCAAAGAGATTAATGAGTTTGATGCTGATCCGTTTCTCCTCAATACCCCGGCTGGTCCTTTCAATTTAAGGAAAGGGATGCACGGTCAGCAGGACATTCAGGCCAGCTCCTTGATCACCAAATCCACAACCTGTGTTCCTGGCAATCAAGGAGCTTCACTCTGGCAAGAAGCATTGAAAACCTTCTTCTGCAACGACCAAGCATTAATTAATTATGTTCAAGAAATCGTAGGTTTGGTAGCAATCGGTCAGGTTTACTTAGAAGCCCTGATCATTGCTTATGGCAGCGGACGAAATGGTAAATCAACTTTCTGGAACACGATTGCCAATGTGCTCGGTTCTTACACCGGCCACTTCTCGGCCGATGCCTTAACAACTGGTGTCCGGCGAAACGTCAAACCAGAGATGGCTGAAGTAAAAGGCAAGCGATTGATTATCTCCGCCGAACTTGAAGAAGGCAAACGGCTAAACACTTCCATCGTCAAGCAGCTTTGTTCAACAGATGAAATTTACGCCGAAAAGAAATACATGAAACCCTTCTCCTTTACGCCCAGTCACACCATCGTGCTGTACACCAACTACCTACCCCACGTAGGTGGCAACGATGAAGGGATCTGGCGGCGGTTAATTGTGATTCCTTTTAATGCCAAAATTGCTAAACGCAATGATATTAAAAACTACGCTCAGTACCTAACCGAACAAGCCGGTTCGGCAGTCTTGCAGTGGATCATTGAGGGTGCACAGCGAATCATTCAACAAAATTACCAGTTAACCACTCCAGCTGCCGTAACCAAAGCGGTACGAGCCTACCACGCTGATAATGATTGGCTAGGACATTTTCTTAATGAGAATTGTGAACTTGACCCCAGTTATGAACAAAAGTCGGGCGATCTCTACCAAAAGTATCGCGAATACTGCCAAGGCATCGGTGAATATATCCGCAGCACGACTGACTTTTACACCGCCCTCAAAAATGCTGGCTTTCAACGTCAACATAAACAAAACGGTCGTTTCATCAAGGGACTGCGATTAAAAGTTGATGCCAACGAATTCCTCAGTTGACTGTCATCGACTGTCACACTTTAAAAATCAAAAAGCTTGATACATCAGTGTTTACCAACCCTAATGACAGTCATGACACTCTTTTACATTACTTGTATATAGGAATAAAAATAGAAAAAAGAGTATAGAGAAGAGTAGTAAATCAACTGTCACGATCGTCATTAATCCTGACGAATCACTGATAAATCAACGTTTAGAAAGGATTTTACAAATGTTAGAAAAACAAATTGAAACTGCTTTTGTCAAAGCTACCCACCAACGTGGAGGTCTTTGCCTGAAGTTCACCTCACCATCTATGGCCGGAGTCCCTGATCGGTTAGTCCTCCTGCCTGATGGTCACATGGGCTTTGTAGAGATGAAAGCTCCTGGTAAACGCCCCCGACCACTCCAAGTGCAAAGGCTAAGCCAATTAAAACAACTTGGCTACCAGGTCTTTGTTTGTGACCAATTTGGACAGATTGGAGGAATGCTAGATGCAATACAAACCGCATGAATACCAACAATACGCAACTCAGTTTATTCTGGATCATCCTGTGGCAGCAATCTTGCTTGATATGGGACTAGGTAAAAGCGTCATTACCCTAACTGCTATTAAACAACTTATTCAGCAGGGGAAAGTTCAACGGGTATTAGTTGTCGCTCCACTGCGCGTGGCTAAACAAACCTGGCCAGAAGAAATTGAAAAATGGGACCACTTAAAAGGCCTTACCTACTCTGTTGTCACTGGTTCTAGGACACAAAGAATCAAAGCACTGCAGCAAGATGTCGACATTTATATCATTAATCGGGAAAACTTAAAATGGCTAATTGAATCCTCTGGTACTTCCTTTGACTACGACATGTTGGTGATCGATGAACTCTCCAGTTTTAAGTCCTACCGCTCACAACGCTTCAAAGCCCTCAAACGAGTACGACCCTTGATTAAACGCATAGTTGGCTTAACAGGTACGCCATCTTCTAATGGCTTGATGGATTTGTGGGCAGAGTTCCGCGTACTGGACATGGGCCAACGACTCGGGCGCTTCATCTCATCTTACCGGATGAACTACTTTGACCCTGACAAGCGAAACATGTATCAAGTGTTTACCTACAAACCTAAGCCCGGTGCTGAACAAAGTATCTACCGCGCCATTGATGACATCACCATTTCTATGAAGTCTAAGGATTACTTGAGTCTGCCACCGTTAACTATGAACACCGTTCCGGTAAAAATGAGTAATAGTGAGCAGGCAATCTATGATGAGCTTAATGCCCAGCTAGTAGTTTCAGCCCAGGGTAAACAAATCGATGCCCTCAACGCAGCCAGTCTATCGAATAAACTTTGCCAGATGGCAAATGGTTGTGTCTACGACGACCAGCAGCAGATTATTCAAATTCACCAGCGAAAACTTGATGCCCTTGAAGATTTGGTTGAAGCTGCTAATGGTAAACCTGTCTTAGTAGCTTACTGGTTCAAACATGATCTAATCCAGATTAAAAGTCGTTTCAAGGTTCGTGAGATCAAAACACCCCGTGACATTCAGGACTGGAATGCCGGTAAGATTCCTTTAGCTTTGATCCATCCCGCTTCTGCTGGTCATGGTCTTAACCTGCAGGCTGGTGGTGCTACCTTAATCTGGTATGGATTAACTTGGAGTCTGGAACTCTACCAGCAAACTAACGCTCGGCTCTGGCGGCAAGGGCAACGTCAACCAGTAGTTATCCACCACATCATCACTGAAGACACCATTGACGAAAACATTTTGGCGGCCCTGAAACGCAAAGACAAAACCCAGTTAGCTTTAATTAACGCAGTGAAAGCCAACCTGAAAGGAAGTGTTATGGCATGAGTATCATGTGGAACTACTTAGACAAACGGCGAGCGACCGTCGCAGCCTTGAAAGATTACGATGGTATGAAGTTCATCATTGACTCTTACCAAGACGACCTGAAGCTAGCCAAGGAACAAATGATTGGTGTCAGTTCGCCACGCTACGGTTTCGTACCTGGCAGCAGTAAAAAAGATAACCCAACTGAGCATCGCCTGCTGCATGGCATCGATGAGACAACCAAGCTGAATGAACGCTACCAACAAGCCCAACTTTACTTCAAGTGGTTCGAGCCAGCCTGGCAAGAGTTATCTGAAGACGAGCGCTTTGTTTTAGATGTCTGCTATCGCACTCCAAACCAGTCAATGAACGAGGGACTAACCATCGTGATGGACAAGTACTTCATTGCGAAAACCACTGCTTACAATCGAAAGAACAAAGCACTCGATCACCTCACGCTCTTACTTTATGGATCCCATCATTAGAAAGGTAAAACGCAGAACAAACAATCGGCTTATCTATGTTACGATAGTAGTGTAGAAAATTAGGATAAAGGCAATTGCTTTATAACATTGAAGCCTGGCGGTGTAAACTGCTGGGCTTTTCTTATGCCCTCAGAAAGGAGGAGTATCATGCCTTACTCACCCAAGAAACCCTGTCGTTACCCTGGCTGCCCGCGACTAACCCACAACACTTATTGTGACGTCCATGCTAAGCAAGTCAGTTCTCACTACAATCGTTACCAACGACCAAAGCGTAGTCGTCCGCGCTATCATCACCGCTGGTCAAAGATCCGTCAACGCTACTTGCTCCACCATCCCTTCTGTGAGATGTGCCTGAGCCAAGGAAGGTATACCCAAGCCACCGAGGTCCATCACGTTCTGCCTCTGGAACACGGCGGCACCAACGAGTTCAAGAACCTGATGGCATTATGTAAGCCATGCCACTCCCGCATCACCGCCCAGATGGATGATCGCTGGCATAAAAAGCCACGTCGATATCATTACTAAACAACGGAGGGGGCCATCAAATTCTTAAAAATTTTTCGCTCGGGAGCGGGCCTGGGCCTTCGTGTACAAAAAATTGAAATCAAACAGGGTATTAACCCCTGCCGGAAGGAGGGAGAGATTTGGCTAAAGATGGTACGAATCGTGGTGGATCCCGAATTGGTGCTGGACGTAAACCTAAGTCACTTCACGATAAGCTCGAAGCTGGCCAAGAAGCAACCGTCATTGATTTGCCAGAGCCAGCTAATCTGGAAGGCCACATGATGCCGCCAGTCAAGAAATACCTCAAGGCCAAACAGAAGAATGGTTTAGAATTTGACGCCGCTGATATTTTCAAAGAAACCTGGGAATGGTTGGTCGAGCGTGGTTGTGAAAAACTAGTTAACACTCAATTGATTGAACAATATGCCGTTAGCGTCAGCCGGTGGATTCAGTGTGAAGAATGTATCTCTAAGTTTGGTTTCCTCGCTCGCCACCCTACGACTGGTAACGCAATTGCTTCACCATATGTTTCCATGAGCCGCGACTATATGAAACAGTCCAGCCAATTATGGTTTCAAATTTTTCAAGTGGTTAAGGAAAATAACGCCACAACTTATCAAGGATCAACACCACAAGATGATGTCATGGAACGGCTCTTAAGAAGCCGGAAAGGAATGAACTAATGAAATTTGTTAAAAAGAAAATTACCGATTTAATCCCTGCCGATTACAATCCAAGGAAGGATCTCAAGCCTGGTGATCCTGATTATGAAAAATTAAAACGCTCGATGCATGAATTTGGCTATGTCGATCCAATTATTTGGAACCAACAAACTGGTCACGTGGTTGGTGGCCACCAACGGTTAAAAATCCTCCAAGATGAAGGAATCCAGGAAGCCGAATGTGTGGTCGTTAGTCTGGATGATGAGAAAGAAAAGACACTGAACATTGCGCTCAACAAGATCAGTGGTGATTGGGATAAGGATAAGTTAGCCCTCCTAATGACTGACTTACAAGCCAGTGATTTAGATGTTTCATTAACGGGCTTTGACGAGAATGAGATCTCCGACCTTCTTGGCACGGCTGACGACACGCATGATGATGACTTTGACGTTGATAGTGAATTGAATAAACCAACCTTCTCTAAAGCAGGAGATCTTTGGCACCTAGGAAAGCACACATTGCTATGTGGTGATGCTACAAAAAAGGAAAGTTTCCATAAATTACTCAGCGATAATAAGGTTAACTTAGTTCTTACTGATCCACCATACAACGTTGATTACCAAAGTAAAGCCGGCAAGATTAAGAACGATCATCAGGATAATGATAAGTTCTATAAATTTTTATTAGCTGCTTTCCAAAACATGAATACTGCAATGGCTAACGACGCCAGCATCTATGTTTTCCATGCCGATACGGAAGGACTGAACTTCCGGCGAGCATTTCAAGATGCTGGTTTTTATCTATCCGGTTGTTGTATCTGGAAAAAGCAATCACTGGTACTCGGTCGCTCCCCTTATCAATGGCAACATGAACCCGTGCTCTACGGCTGGAAGCACGATGGAAAGCACGAATGGTATACCGGTCGCAAGGAATCCACCATCTGGGAATTTGATCGACCAAAACAAAGTAAGGAACATCCAACAATGAAGCCTATTCCATTACTTGCTTACCCAATTATGAATTCGACAATGTCTAACTGTACGGTTCTTGATCCCTTTGGTGGTTCTGGATCTACCCTCATTGCTTGTGAGCAAACCAACCGGATTTGCTACATGATGGAACTGGATCCTAAATACTGTGATGTGATTGTTAATCGCTACATCAAACAAGTCGATTCGGATCAAGATATCAGTGTGGAAAGAGATGGTCATATAATTCCTTACAGTAATCTAAAGAAGCCGGCCTAAAGCGCGGGAAAGCCTTGCTATCTGTGCCTTTTAGAGTGATGTATACAGTAACCCAATAAGGAGGTACGGAAGATGGAAATCAAATTTAATGCACACGATCGGCAGCGAAAAGAACTGGTGACAAAGCTGGCTGACTATACTCATCAAGAGGCAGAATATCAGTACACACCTACCTACGCTTATCAGATTGGCAAGTACACTGTTAACAAAGATGGAATCCTAACATCCCCGGATGAGGTTCCAACTAATTTACTTGAGTACCTTGAGCAGCAAGGCTTCCACCCTACTGAAATAATTAAGCTGAACCTAACCTACCGGCGGGATGAATTTACAGATCAAGCTCTTGATAACCTGCGTCACCTAATCTGGGCCAAGGGGCAGCTGATTAAAGATGCCTTGGATATTGCAGCTTTGCCTTTAGACGTTGATGATCAACAAGTAACATTTAATTGGTTTGATCAAGTTGATGCTGACGATGCGCTGGCCTATCAACAATTTGTCGACAAGCTAGTGCAATATGCCATCAATCACCAGCGAATTATGGCAACGCCCCATGAAGAAAGCAATGAGAAATATGCCTTCCGTTGTTTCTTGCTACGCCTAGGATTTATCGGTCCCAAGTTTAAAGCCCAACGAAAAGTGTTACTACGCAATTTAACTGGATCAGCTGCTTTTAAGAACCAGGAGGCCTAACCATGAATCGAACTAAGGATGAGTTAGCAAAACGTAACCGAATCCGCAATCAAGTCTTGCAAATCCGCAATACTGGTGAAGTAAATATGTTTGATGTCGAAAACGTAAAGCGTCTGGCTTACTACTATAATTGTCACGATCTAATCGACTATTTGACCACTGACCGTGCCGGGTACGTAAATTTGATTTTAACTGGCAAGTTTAATTAATCATCAACCAAGCATCGAGTTAATTCTCAGTGTTTTTTTAGTACAACTGAAAGGATGTGATGCCCTCTTGCGAAAACTAAAAGATTACAAACCCACTCAGTTCATGGCTAAGGATTCGGCCTACAACAAAGATGCAGCTGATTTTGCAGTTTCGTTTATCGAATGCCTATGCCATACCAAGGGAACCTGGGCGGGTAAGCCTTTTGACCTCATCGACTGGCAAGAAAAAATTATTCGTGATGTCTTTGGAATCCTAAAACCAGATGGTTACCGTCAATTCAATACTGCTTATGTGGAGATTCCTAAGAAGCAAGGCAAATCCGAGCTAGCTGCCGCCATCGCTTTGTTACTCTGCTGTGCTGACGGTGAAGAACGGGCTGAGGTTTATGGTTGTGCCGCTGACCGTCAACAGGCTGCCATTGTCTTTGACGTGGCTGCTGACATGGTGCGGATGAATCCGGCCTTAAAGAAACGTTGTAAAATTCTTGCTTCCCAAAAGCGACTAATCTATGAACCCACTAATAGTTTCTATCAAGTTCTGTCTGCCGATGCTTATTCCAAGCATGGGTTCAACGTGTCAGGAGTTATTTTTGATGAGTTACACACCCAACCCAATCGTAAGCTTTACGATGTCATGACTAAGGGTTCCGGGGATGCTCGAACCCAACCCCTTTACTTTTTAATCACGACTGCTGGAAATGATGAACACTCTATCTGTTACCAGGTTCATCAAAAAGCCATCGACATCATGAAGGGCCGTAAACATGATCCTCGTTTTTATCCGGTCATTTACGGCGCCGGACGTGACGAAGATTGGTCAAGTCCCGAAGTTTGGAAAAAAGCTAACCCTTCTCTGGGTATCACGGTCAAAATGGAGAAGGTTACGGATGCCTATAATTCAGCTAAGGAAAACCCAGCTGAAGAAAATACCTTCCGACAACTACGGTTAAATCAGTGGGTAAAACAAGATGTTCGATGGATGCCGATGGACAAATGGGATGCTTGTGCATTTCCTGTTGATCCCGATGAGTTACGTGGTCGCGATTGTTACGGTGGTCTTGACCTGTCATCAACTACTGACATCACAGCATTCGTTTTGGTCTTTCCACCGCGTGATGATTCCGAAGGTTACACCCTGCTCCCCTACTTCTGGATTCCTGAAGATAATGTCGACCTGCGGGTACGCCGTGACCATGTTCCCTATGATATCTGGAAACAGCAGGGATATTTACAAACCACAGAAGGTAATGTCGTCCACTATGGCTTCATAGAACACTTCATTGATGATCTCGGAAAGAAATACCATATCAAGGAAATTGCCTTTGACCGTTGGGGTGCAGTCGAAATGGTTCAAAATCTCGAAGGTATGGGATTCACTGTAGTTCCTTTTGGCCAGGGATTTAAGGATATGACACCCCCGACTAAAGAACTGATGCGATTGACCTTGGAAAGAAAGATCGCCCATGGTGGTCATCCGGTCTTACGCTGGATGATGGACAACATCTATATCCGCACTGATCCAGCCGGGAATATTAAGCCTGACAAGGCTAAGTCAACCGAAAAAATTGATGGCGTAGTGGCCACCATTATGGGGTTGGATCGTGCTATCCGAAATGAGGACAATGGTGATTCTGTTTATGACGGTCGAGGTCTATTGATGTTGTAATTACGAAGAACTGAAAGGAGTTGATGCCATGAATCTATTTAACAAATTGTTTCATACCAATAAAGCTTCACCCAAAGATACTTTATCCAGTACAATGTCATTTCTTTTTGGAAGTTCAATAGCTGGCCAAAATGTAACTGAACGTACCGCAATGCAGAATACCGCAGTTTATGCTTGTGTGCGAGTCCTGGCTGAAGGATTAGCTGAACTGCCAATTCATATTTATCAATACACCAGCGATGGTGGTAAACAGCGGGCAATTAACCACCCGCTTTATTTTTTGCTTCATGATGCGCCAAACTCTGAAATGACTAGTTTTATCTTCCGCGAAACTTTAATGAACCATTTATTGCTGTGGGGTAACGCCTATGCACAAATCATTCGAAACGGTCAAGGTGAGATCACTGGGCTCTATCCTTTGATGCCAGATCGAATGGACGTTAACCGTGCTGCCAACGGTGAAATCTACTACACCTATACTCGCAACTACGATGATTACCAGGCAAAGAATAAATCGAAGCAAGTAATTCTCTTATCCGATGAAGTTCTACATATAGCAGGACTAGGCTTTGATGGTTTGATTGGCTACAGTCCCATTGCTATGGCCAAGAATGCGATTGGTTTATCCATGGCTGCCGAGCAGTATGGATCGACCTTCTTCAAAAATGACGCCACGCCTGGCGGTGTTCTCGAACACCCTAATGTCGTCAAAGACCCTGAACGACTTCGGAAAAGTTGGCAGTCACAATTTTCGGGATCTAATAATCACAGCATTGCCGTCTTGGAAGAAGGAATGACTTTCCATCAGTTATCAATTCCGCCCGATCAAGCGCAATTTCTCGATACCCGAAAGTTTCAGCTCGATGAAATCGCCAGAATTTTTCGTGTACCGCCACATATGGTTGGCGACCTAGACCGCTCAACCTTCTCAAATATCGAGCAACAATCTCTTGAATTCGTTAAGTACACCTTGAACCCTTGGTGTATTCGCTGGGAGCAAGCTATGAATCAACAGCTACTTTCCACTGATGATCAACGAAAGTTTTTCGTCAAATTCAATGTTGATGGACTACTACGTGGCGATTACGAAAGCCGAATGAAAGGTTATGCGATTGGACGTCAAAATGGCTGGTTGTCCGCAAACGACATTCGGGAACTGGAAGATCTTAATCGTATTCCTGCTAATGAAGGCGGTGACGAATACTTGGTAAATGGCAATATGCTGCCACTCAATCAAGCTGGTAATTTCTATAGTTCTCAACCACCTAAAGAAAGTGAGGAAGCGAAAGAATGAAACGTTTCTGGAACTGGAGCGGCCCTCAGAATCAACGTGTCTTAACTATTAACGGTACGATTGCTGAAGATAGCTGGGTTGATGATGATGTCACTCCCCAAATATTTCAAGATGAACTAAATCAAGGGAAAGGGCCGATTGATATCTGGTTAAATTCGCCCGGTGGTGACTGTGTCGCTGCCAGCCGTATTTATACGATGCTAATGAATTATCCTGATGACGTGAACGTCAAGATTGATGGTATCGCTGCTTCGGCTGCATCAGTTATCGCCATGGCAGGCACAAAAGTTTCCATGGCTCCGACCGCGATGATCATGATTCATAATCCATTAACCATTGTTGGTGGACAAAAAGAAGACCTTGATCAAGCTGCACAGATGCTAGCTGAAACAAAAGAATCAATCATCAATGCCTATGAGCTTAAAACAAACCTTCCTCGTGAAAAGATTTCAGCCATGATGGATGATGAAACCTGGATGAATGTCAATAAAGCGATTGAATTGGGCTTTGCTGACGATATGCTAGGTCAAAATAAAGATGTCACGGATTGTTACTCGTATTCAGATAAGCAATCTGAATTGGTTCTATTGAACAAACTAAAACCACAAACAAAATCTAATATCTCTGTCAAGTCGCTGCAAAAGCGGCTTTCTTTGTTATCACACTAATTTTTAGGAGGACTTATCAATGAGTAAGATTACTGAATTACAAGAAAAGCGTGCCCGTATTTGGAAACAAGCAAAGGATTTCCTAGATGCTAAGCAAAAGGAATCAGATGTACTCTCAGCCGAAGACAATGCCCGCTATGAAAAGATGGAGCAAGAAGTTGTCGACTTAGGTAAGGAAATCGATCGACGACACAAACAAGCAGAAATTGAAGTGGCACTGAACCAACCCACCAGTAAGGCCCTTACTAATTCCCCAACTGCTGATCAGCTACCAAAGAGCCAGGATGCTTATGCAAAAGATTTCTGGCAAATGATGCGTGGACATGCGGTCATGGATGCTCTTAAAGAAGGTGTGGACCCCGATGGTGGTTTCTTAGTGCCCGACGAATTTGAAAACCAACTTATCCAAAAGTTGCAAGAAGCAAACGTGCTGCGAACTATCAGTCATGTCATCCAAACCAATAGCGGCGAACATAAAATTCCAGTGGTGGCCAGTGAGGGTACTGCAGCCTGGCTCGAAGAAGAGGCGGCCTACACAGAGTCCAACACGCAATTTAGTCAGGTGTCACTAGGAGCTCATAAGTTGGGGACCCTAATCAAAGTGTCAGAAGAATTACTAAACGATTCCGCATTTAATTTGATGTCTTATCTCTCTGATGAATTTGGTCGCCGACTCGGTAATGCTGAAGAACAGGCCTTCCTAACTGGTACCGGTACTGGTCAACCTACTGGCATCTTGACCGACACTAATGGTGCTTCCACCGGATCTACAGCTGCCAAGGCCGATACATTAACTTTTGATGATTTGATCGACCTCTTCTATTCCTTAAAGGCGCCATACCGTCAAAACTCTGTCTTTTTGATGAACGATGATACCGTGAAATCCATCCGCAAAATGAAAGACAAGAACGACCAATACATTTGGCAACCTTCCGTTCAAGCAGGTCAGCCAGACCGAATCCTCAACTGCCCTGTTTATACCAGTCCATTCATGCCGACATTGGCTGCTGCTAATAAGCCAGTTCTTTTCGGTGACTTTAACTACTACTGGATTGCAGATCGACAAGGACGAACCTTCAAACGTCTGAATGAACTTTATGCTGTAACTGGCCAAGTTGGCTTCTTAGGCTCACAACGAGTTGATGGCAAAGTTATCCTACCAGAAGCAATTAAAACCCTGTCCATGGCCGCTAAATAGAAAGGATTGATGAAATGTGGCTGCTATTACTTTGGTCGAAGCAAAAGCCTACCTGAGGGTGGATAATACTGTTGAAGATGACCTCATCACAAAGTTGATTGGATCGGCAACAGCTACGGTCGAGAATGTGCTTCGACAACCACTATCAGCGTTTGATCCCCTCCCTGATGACATTCATACCGCCATTCTCTATACAGTAGCTTACCTTTATGAATATCGGGAAACAGCTGATTTTGATGCCATGATTAAATTTCTTCGGGCCATCTTGTCCCCTTACCGGAAGGAGGAATTTTAATGCAACAGCAAAACAAACGTATCAGTAAGATTGCTGATATTGGTGAGCTAGATCGACGCATTACTCTAATGAAAAAGAAATATGTCGGCGAAAATCCTAATACTGGAATGTCAATGTACAAGGATGTACGTCTGGGTGATGTGTGGGCAAAAGTTTCCGACCTACACGGACAAGAGTATTACACCGCCGTCACTGTAAAATTGGAAAAGCAATTATCATTCATCATTCGATATCGCGACGATGTTGATGAAGAAACCAACATATGGTTTGAAGGACGTGGCTACAATATTGGCTTCATTGACGATGTTAAATACAACCACGAGTATATGGAGATCAAGGCCGAATATTCGAGAGGAGTTGATAATCCAAATGAAGACAACTAGTTTAACGGTAATCAATACTTGTTTCGGAGCTATTGGAGCTTTCCTTGGCTGGTTTTTAGGAGGACTCGATGGTTTCCTATATATTCTCCTGATTTTTATGGTTGTGGACTATATCACTGGAGTTCTTTGCGCAGTTAATGAACATAAATTATCCAGTGAGATTGGGTTTCGTGGGCTTACCCGCAAGGTGCTAATTCTAATGTTGGTTGGCATTGCACACTGCCTTGATATTTACCTATTAAAGAACGGTTCTGCTATCCGCACTGCTACTATTTTCTTCTACATTTCTAATGAAGGCATTTCGCTGTTAGAAAATACAAGTCGATTAGGATTACCAGTGCCTGATAAATTAAAGAACGTTCTCCAACAATTACACGATAAGGATAGTGATCACAATGATTCCAGGAATTGATATTTCTGAATGGCAAGGCCACGTAGATTTTAATGCGGTTAAAGCTAGTGGCGTAAAATTCGTCCTAATTCGAGCCGGTTATGGTCGTTCTGCTAGCCAAGTAGACCGTTATTTTGCAGAGCATTACACTCAAGCCAAAGCAGCTGGTTTGCAGGTAGGTGTTTATTGGTATTCTTATGCTGTCTCACCTGTTGACGCAGCCAACGAAGCACGAGCTTGTTTAACCGTCCTTGGCAATCGTCACTTTGATTATCCAATCTACTTTGATCTAGAAGAAAAGTGGCAATTTGCTAACGGACGCAACTTCTGTGATAGCTTAGTAAAAAGCTTCTGTAGTGTTTTGGAACAGAATGGTTGCTATGCTGGGCTATATATTTCGCGGTCGCCACTACAAAATTACATTTCACCTGCTGTCGCTCAACGGTACGCCATCTGGGTGGCTGAATATGGACCGCGTTGTAACTATGGTGGCAACTACGGAATTTGGCAACATTCTTCTACTGGTTCCGTTCCGGGTGTCATTGGTAATTGCGATCTTGATTACGCCTATATTGACTACGCAACAGTCATTAACAAAAAGCAGCCAGTTATCAGAAAAAATCCTGATGAGCTAGCTGTAGAAGTATTGAATGGACAATGGGGTAATGGTGCTGATCGTTATAAACGTTTAACCGCTGCCGGTTACGACTATTCGGTGGTGCAAGAAAAAGTTAATCAATTATTGAATCGTAAGTCAGTAGACCAAATTGCACGTGAAGTTATTCGTGGTTCCTGGGGAAATGGTAATGAGCGAATTATTCGTTTAAAACAAGCTGGTTATGATCCAATTCAAATTCAAAAACGTGTCAATCAATTACTCTGATTCATGCCTGTGGACTCCGGTCTGCAGGCTTTTTTCTTTTACCATGGTTTACTTTTCCGCTTGTTCTGGCTTATCAGTGGAGGTAATTAAACATGGTAAAGAAAGTACAACCAGTCACTAATCAACCAATAATAACAACAAATAAGAATATTAGTTCTGAGCAGTTATTGAACGATTTACACTATCAACAATCCAAACAGATTATTCAAAGTCTGCTCAATAAGGGGTTAATCTCAACCACTGAATTTGAAGACATTGATACCTTAAATAAACAAACATTTCCGCCATTATTGGGGCCCGGAAGCGTTGATACATCAAGGTTCTAGAGCTAACATACCACACTGACGAAAGGAGGGTTACCATGTCGACCATTACTAAAATTCAAAGCTACCAACGTGATGTTGAACAACTCCGGGTGGCAGCCTACTGTCGGGTTTCAACGGACAACATTGAACAGCTGGAAAGTCTTGAAAATCAACGTGAACATTATCAAAAATACATTAGCAATCAGCCTAACTGGCAGTTAGCTAAGATCTATTACGATGAAGGAATCTCAGGCACCCAACTAACGAAGCGTGATGCTTTAAAAGAACTACTGGCAGACTGTCATAATCACCGAATTGACCTCGTGGTTACAAAATCAATCAGCCGCTTATCACGGAATACAACCGACTGTTTACAAATAGTTCGAGAACTGCAGCAGTTGAACATTCCAATTATCTTTGAAAAAGAGCACATCAATACTGGAGCAATGGCTAGCGAATTATTTCTATCGATTCTCAGCAGTATCGCTCAGGATGAATCTCATTCCACTGCAGGAAATTTACGCTGGGCGATTAGACAACGGTTCGCTAGTGGCAAATTTCGAGTATCTTCAGCCCCCTACGGATATTCAATTGAAGATGGCAACTTAGTCATCAATCGGGCTGAAGCCAGGATTGTGCGAGAAATCTTTCAACAATTTTTAAGTGGAATGTCAGCTAGTCAAATTGCTAAAAAACTGAATCACAACCATGTTGCAACAAAGCGTGGTGGCCAATGGCGAAGTAACACTGTGATTAACATCTTACGAAACAGTAATTACACCGGTGATATGCTCTGCCAAAAGACTTATCGTGATGATCAATATCACCGTCATTTTAACCAAGGTGAACTCACCCAGTACTTAATTGAAGATCATCATCCTAGTTTGGTTAACCACGAAACTTTTAACCGGATTCAAGTTTTACTTAAAGAAGCGGCTCAAAAACGCCATATCGAAACTGGTAGCCATAAGTACCAACATCACTACCTGTTTTCTGGAAAAATCATCTGTGATAATTGTGGAACTACTTTTAAGCGGCAAACACGTCCAAATAAAATCTACTGGGCTTGCCAAAAGCATCTAAAATCAGCTAAGCAATGCCCAATTAAGGCAGTTCCCGAAGCAAGTCTAGAAGTGGCTTTCTGTAATATGATGAATAAACTCGTTTACAGCAGGAAATTCTTATTACAACCACTGTTAGAAAACTTACACGATCAAGCTAATAGTGATACCAACGGCCAGCTAAGTTCTTTGACTGAACAAATAAAAGCAAATGATCACAAGGCTGAAACACTAACTGACTTGATGCATTCAGGACTACTGGATAAGGCCATCTATGTAAATCAAACGGCTCAGCTCGAACAGGATACCTACCAGTACCGTGAAAAAATCAAACAGTTTAATAGCAATAATACTGATTATGCAAATAACTTTGAAAACGTGCGAGCTCTGCTCCATTGGTGTCAACAAGGTCAAAAGTTGACAGGATTTGATGAAAGTAGATTTCAGGATTTTGTGCAACAAATTGTAGTGAACAGTCCAAACGAGGTGGTTTTCAAACTGAAATGCGGGTTGAGATTAACTGAGAAGTTAACCAAAACAGCTGGACTTGATGAACATTTTTACCGTGGGGTAATCCGCCAACGTTTCAACGAACCAATTCAGCAAGCCGAATACTTGTACAGCATTATCGAAAGTGAAGGTGATTTAATTGGGTAAAGTACGCATTATTCCTGCCCATCAGCCAAAAGGAAACAGTGTCCATCATCAACGTAGTCCACAACCTTTTGAAAAACTCCGGGTGGCTGCATACTGCCGGGTTTCGACCGATTATGATGAGCAGGCTAGCTCCTACGAAACTCAGGTAGCTCACTACAAAGAGCTAATTCAAAAGGAACCCACCTGGGAATTTGCAGGTATCTATGCCGATGATGGAATCTCCGGAACGAACACCAAAAAGCGTGAACAATTTAATAAAATGATTGCGGCCTGTAAAGCCGGTAAAATTGACTTGATCGTTACCAAATCAATTAGCCGCTTTGCCCGGAATACCATCGACTGTTTGAAATATATTCGAGACTTGAAAGCTATCAATGTCGCGATCTTCTTTGAAAAAGAGAATATCAACACGATGGATGCCAAAGGTGAAGTTCTGATTACCATCATGGCTTCCCTTGCTCAACAAGAAAGTGAGTCCCTATCGCAAAATGTCAAGATGGGGATTCAATACCGCTACCAACAAGGTAAGGTGTTTGTCAACCATAATCACTTTCTCGGTTATACCAAGGATAATCAAGGGAACCTAATAATTGAACCAGAAGAAGCAAAAGTCATTAAGCGGATCTTCTATAGCTACCTAAACGGAATGACAATGAAACAAATCGCCGATTCTCTTAAAGCAGATGGTATTTTAACTGGTGGTAAAACAAAGAATTGGCGTTCTAGCAGCGTAGCAAAAATCCTGAAGAATGAAAAATACATGGGTGATGCCCTTTTACAAAAGACTTACACTGTGGACTTTCTGAACAAAAAACGAGTGAAGAATGAAGGCATCATGCCACAATACTACGTGGAGAATGACCACCCAGCGATCATTCCAAAATCAGTGTTCATGCAAGTCCAGCAGATCATCAAACAGCGTCGAAATGGTATCACTACTAAGAATGGTAAGCATAGGCGACTTAACGGCAAATATTGTTTCTCCCAAAAGGTATTTTGCGGTAAATGCGGCGATATCTTACAACGGAATATGTGGTATCGACCAGAAAAAGTGGCAGTCTGGAGATGTGCAAGCCGCGTAAGACGAAGCAAGACTGGTCGCCGATGCATGATTAGGAATGTCAAAGAACCATTACTGAAAGAAGCCACCGTTGAAGCATTCAACCAGTTAATTGAGGGCCATGAGTTAGCCAGTAAACAAATCAAAGCCAACATCATGAAGGTGATTAAAAATTCTAAAGGACCAACACTTGATCAAATTGACCACCGGTTGGAAGAGGTGCAGATGAAACTTATCCAAGCTGCTAATCAGCACCAGGACTGCGATGCACTTACACAACAAATCATGGACCTGCGGAAGCAAAAAGAAAAAGTCCAAAGTCGAGAAACTAATCAACAAGCTAAACTACACAGTCTTGATGAAATCAAGGAATTAGTCGAATTGCACAAGTATGGCTTAGTGGATTTTGATGAACAACTGGTCCGTCGTTTGGTAGAAAAAATCACCATCTTCCAACGCTACATGGAGTTCACGTTTAAAGATGGTGAAGTAATTAGGGTTAATATGTGAAAATAATCTGGCAATACAGCACTCAGCTATTTTGGCTGGGTGTTATTTTAATAGGCCAGTTTTTAAATGGATCTAGTTCAGGATCTATTTTTACTGGTTTAGGAAACTCAAACTTGTTAGTCGGTCCCGTACCCCAGCGTGGATTACTATGTAAAATTGCTTCAAGTTTAGTAATTCTGCTTGTCGGGACAAAAGTTACTATGCTATTGAAGCTTCTTAATTTAGAAGTTTCTTCATCCAAATCATACTGACTAATTTCGGCTGTTTGAACTTTTTCTTGCCCAAGAAAAGTATCCCAAAATCCAACACATATTTTACCGTCGTCCATTGTTACTCTAACTTTTTCGCCAATTGGATTAGCCTTTAGCTGATCAAAGTCACAAGAATATTGCTCAACAGCTTTTCCAGCTAAATTGTACTGAATAAATTTCAT